AGGTTATTTACAGCGGCTGCGAGTGGAGCGGCATCCAGGAGGAAGGTCAGCTCAATGCCATGGTGGCTGAAAAAATCACTGTTGTGGCATCCAAGCGTATCGAAACCACAGCATGAGAAACCTGGATGAACTCCGGCAGCCGACGGCTGGGCGGCTGCTTGCGATTTGGAGGCAGAGCGGTGAAGCAGCAGAGGAGGATGTGGAAAGGGCGCTTCTCTGCAATGCCCGTGTGTTGGCGGAAAGCTGCTTCTTTCAGGGAGAAGCTGTGTTTGAAAGCGGTGAAGATGTTTTAGAAGCATTGACGAGCCGGGAAATGGAGTTCCTGCTGCAGCAGTTGGCGGCAGGAAACGAACCGGCGCTGGCCGCAGAGAATGCTGCTTTTGACCAGAAGCGGTTTCTGGAGTTGCAGGAGGGATGAGCGTGGACTATATACAGGAAATGCTGCTGCGGCAAAAAGAAATGCTGTCGGTACTGATGCTGGGAGGTAAAAACAGCGGCGAGGATGATGCGGAAATATTGGTGGAAGCGTCAGAGAAACGAATGGATTCCGGAGAACGAACTGTGAAAACGGCTCCCGGGAAGGTCTATCAGAATCCGCAGCATGACAGCCTGAAACGGGCTGGGGAGACAGGGCAGATGAAGCAGGTGATGTCAGGATACGCAAATAGGTATCTGGCAGCAGAGAATGAAAAACAGATTCAGATGGCGGCATCTGTGGCGGCAAATGCTGCCGGAAGAGGATGGAATGCAGTTTTGGAAGCAGGGGAGGCGCAAAGCCAATCCGCCAATACAAAGGAGATGTCCCGTGCAATCCAGCGGGATGCCCGCCGGTATGACGGAGGATTTTCCATCTACTGATGAAAGGGGGAGTGGGCGTGCGGCTGACGCCTATACGATTTAAAGACTATACCTGGCCCCACAATCCGGAGGTCTATGTTGTGGAATATCAGCGGAGACTGGCGGTTCATCCGGTGCCCTTCGGGCAGTGTGTGATCCAGGATTTGGGGAGCGGTTACCGGGTGCTGCAGGGGGAAGGCGTGTTTGCCGGTGAGGACGCCTATGAGCAGTTTCAGCAGTTGGCGGCTGTTTTTCGGGAGGGTGGACCAGGACTTCTGGTCCATCCTGTGTGGCAGACGGAGCGGGCGTGGTTCGTTTCACTGACGGTGACAGAAGAACCGCTGCCGGACTATGTGCGGTACCGTTTTGAGTTTTGGGAGGATTGGAATGGATACGCCAGCGGATTGAGAGAGGTAGATGTAGAGGCTGCCTCTAAGGACGAGATCGTGGTATCCGACAAGCCCGGTTCTGGGATGGATACGGCAATCTATCTGGTGAAAAAAGGGGACACCTTATGGGGGATCGCAAAGCGTTATGGCGTGAGCCTGACAGCGCTGATTGCGGCAAATCCTCAAATTAAAAATCCCAATCTGATTTATCCGGGAGACGAGGTGAACATCCCATGACAGGGCGTATTTTTACCAGTGATCACAAAGTTTACGATTTACCGGCGCTTCTTTCCTGGAATGTGACCCATACGGGCGGTGTACCCTGTGACAGTTATAGTGTGACGTTTTTATATCAGAGGGAAATGGCGCCAATCCTTCCGTTTGCAGCGGGATTTATAGGTATTGAAGACGGGAAAATCGTGGCGCGGGGAATCGTAGATGAATATACAGTGGATTTGGGCAGCCATGGAATTACGGCCACCATTACCGGCCGGGGAGCTGCCGCCCGGCTTTTAGATAATGAGAGCCGTCCCATCACATATGAGGCGGCCACATTGGAAGAAATTATCCGGAGCCATGTGACCCCATACGGTATCGTTACCAGAGAGATCGCGGACATCAGGGCAACATCGGTGTATACCGTAGCCGCAGGAAGCAGCCAATGGAAAGTATTGTCAGATTTTTGCAGGACTTACGGAGGATTTTTGCCTCGTTTTGCCACCAACGGAGCATTGCTGGCGGTTCCTGAGGAAAGACCGGAGAGAAAGTTGGTCATTGGTGAGGCAGATCCTGTCCTGGAGTGCTCTTTGCGGGAGGATCATTATGGGGTTTTGACAGAGGCGCTGATTATTGATAAGACCAGAAACGCTTCTTATTCAGTAAAGAACCCGGATATGATCGAAAAGGGTGGACAGTGCCGACGGGTGGTCTATACACCGGGACAGAGTACCTGGGATGCCATGCGATATACGGGCGAGTATCAAATCAAAAAGTCCCGTGAAGAGGAAAAAATGGTGACCCTAATGCTTCCGGGAAGTTTTCTGGCTTTTCCTGGTGACTGGATTGATTTGGAATTGGATCTGATGGGACTTGCGGGATCGTTTCGTGTGACGGAAACGGAAAACGTATATTCTTCCCGCAATGGGTCCACGGTGACATTGACATTGAAGGAGCGTGAGTGAAATGTGGCTTTCCAGACAAGTGCGCTTTGCGCAGCCCACCGCTGATGCGGACATGGGCGTGACGACTATTGCGGGAGACAGCGTTGGCGTGGTGACCAGGGGAGAAGTACGTACATTACCGGTGTATGGACCGGGTGGATATATATGGCAGCCGGAAAATGGAGCTGCGGTTCTGGTTATTAAGGGAGGACCGGGCGGAGAAGAACAATGTGTGGCCGGGATGCGGCAGAGAGAAGTTCCTGAAGGCATGCAGCCAGGGGAACTCTATCTCTATGGCCCCGGCGGGAACTCGATCTATTTGAAAAAGGATGGTTCGGTGGATATCCAAGGTGTATTGATGATCAACGGACGGCCTTACAAGCCCTGTGAGTGCGGGGAGGTGCTTTGATGGAACTGACGCTTCGGAATGGAGATTATGTGTCTGATGGAGCAGCCGGGCTGCAGCGTGTGTCTGGGCAGGATGCACTTTTGCAGCGGGTGTTGTTTCGGCTGGCTGCCAGGAGAGGGAGTTTCCCCTTTTGGGAAGAGCTTGGAAGTCAATTGTGGAAATTGGGGCAGTTGACGGCTGCGGCCCGACAGGCAGCGGCAAAGCAATATGTGACAGAAGCACTGGCGGATGAGGCAGCTTTGACCGTGGAGAATGTGACACTATATCAAAGGGGCGATCAGGCATCGCTGACAGTGGAACTCTCCTATGGTGGGGAATTGTTGTCTGTGACAATGGATATTCAGGTATGAGAGGAGACAACAAGTGAAGGATATTAAAGAAATTTATGAAGAGTTGCTGACAGCCTTCGCACAACGGGCGGGCTTCACACCGGGAGACGGCTGCGATCTTGCGGTTCGGCTGTGGGCCGCGGCGGCACAGATTCAGGCGTTGGGAATTCAGGCGGATTGGGTACTGAATCAGAGCTTTCCCCAGACGGCTCAGGGCGTCTATCTGGATCGACATGGTCAGATGCGGGCACTGAGTCGACAGGAAGCCACAAAGGCTGTCGGAACACTGCGATTTTCCGTCAATATGGCTCCGGTTTCAGATATCTCCATTCCGGCTGGAACTGTATGTATGACTGCGGCGGAGACACGGTTTCAAACAACAGAGGAAGTGGTGCTGGCTGCGGATACACTCATGGTAGATGCTCCGGCGGAGGCAGTGGAGAGCGGCAGCAGCGGCAACGCACTTCCGGGGGCAATCTGTATCCTGACGGCCTGCCCTCTGGCGGTGACAGGGTGTACCAATCCTGAAGCATTTTCCGGAGGCAGCGACGCGGAGGATGACGAGGCATTCCGGAGCCGCATCCTGGAGAGTTATCAGCGGCTTCCAAATGGCGCCAACGCCGCCTGGTATGAACAAACGGCCATGGGCTATCCGGACGTAGCGGCTGCCAAGGCGGTGGGCCGGGCAAGGGGAATCGGTACTGTGGATGTCTATGTGGCGGAGGAAAGCGGACTGCCCTCAGAGGAACTTTTGACAGGATTGCAGGAAGAACTGCAGGAAAAAAGAGAGATTGCGGTGGATGTGGAAGTAAAAGCCCCGACTGTCCAGTCTGTGGATGTGGAAGTGGCTGTTGCGAAGCGGGACGGGGTGGACACAGAAACTGTGAAGGCTGCGGCAGAACAGGCCATTACTACCTACTTCACTGGTCGACTTTTAGGCAAACCGGTACTGCTGGCAGAGTTGGGGAACAGATTGTATGCCTTAGAGGATATTGAAAATTACTGTTTTTCCGCACCCACTGCGGATTTGCCCGCAGACGATGCTGTGCTGCCAGTGCTGGGGGAACTGACAGTGACAGAAATGGAGGCGTAAGCCATGTATGAAGCATATCTGCGGGCATTGCTGGGGCCATTAGGGATCTATAACTTAAGCGATGGGACCATCAACAGTGCGGAACTGGCAGCATTGGGAGCTGGGTTCGACGAAATTGCGGGCCGGCTGGCGGCCGTAGAGCGGGAGGCGCTTACCGCAACGGCGGAAGATGAGGGACTTGACCGAAGGGAGGCGCTATTTATACGGCGGCCTGCGGCGGTGACCCCAAAGGAGCGGCGGGCAGCAATCAGCGCGCTGCTGCAAATTGATGGCGACAGTCTGACCCCAAAAGCGATCAACCTGACATTACAGGGGTGCGGCATCAAAGCCAGAGCAATAGAATTGGGAAATGGAATGCTTCAGGTGATTTTTCCGGAGGTAGCAGGTGTTCCCGATGAATTTGAGCAGATTCGGGAAATTATTTTGGATATCCTCCCCTGTCATTTGGAGGTGTCGTTCTACTTCCGCTATTTGACCTGGGAAGAGTGTGAACGGGCCGGATACACCTGGGAGGCCGTTGAAGCGGCAGAGCATACTTGGGAGAGTTTCCAACTGGCGGTACCTCCGGAAGAATGACAGAGGTGAGAGAAAATCCTGTTACTGTTGTCAGTTTAGAAAGGAAATGTCCTGCGTTTTTGGGATATTAAAATGGCGGAGCGTTGAACTGTCCAGAAACTCTCGAAGACGAACGGCAGAAATGCGGCGGTCGGCGGCGGGAGAAAAATAATAGGTTTGACTTTCCAGACACATGACTGCTGTGCAGAGCGTTTGAAAGGGGTCTTCCGGCGAATCCATAAGGCCGGGAGGTGTATCCCCCACAGCGAAACAGCGGAACA